CAACGTCTCCGCCAACTTTGACAGACTTTTGACACAAAAACGCATTCAGCTTCTCTGCCGTCTTCTCTCTCCGGCTCTGCCGGATGTGGGTATAAACATCCCTCGTCACCTGAATGGAACTGTGTCCAATCATCTCTTTGGTATCCATCTCGTCAATGTTGGCGTCGTATAGCATAGTAACAAATGCGTGACGGAGCTGGTGCGCGGTGATGTCTGGCCGCCACTTCCGCCGCGTTTTCTTCTTTTGGGTTTTGGGGTCTACCTCCACGGTCACCAACTCATGGGCCAGCCCCGCAGCCTTGCACCATTCCAACCAATTTCTTTCTATCTGGCTCTTTAACCAAGGCGCGTTACCGCCAAATAGGTACCCGCTTCCTCCATCAGGCAGAACCTTTTCCAGCGCGTCCAGCAGAATCACGTCCCGCCGTCCCGCCTCACTCTTCGGCAGCTTAATCATTGGCTTGCTCCCAACGTAATAGACGGCCTTGGTCACGTGAATCACCCGCGCCTTCCGGTCGATGTCCTCCCAGCGCAGCGCCAGTAGCTCCCCGCGCCGCAGGCCAGTATAGAGCAGCATATAGGCAAATAGCCCATGCTCTTTCTCCAGGCCCTGCTTGACCTTCTCCAACTGCTCGTCCGTGGGAATATCCCTCGTACCGTTGGTCAGCCCGGAGGGCAGCTTTACCGGCCCGCAGGGGTTGCTCTGCGCCCAGCCCCGGACAATGGCGTGGTCCCAAATCATCCGGAACATGTCCAAGTATACCTGTACCGACCGTCTTCCATACCCCTGACCAGCCACATGTTTGATGTAGGCGTCGATTTCATCCGGTCCAATATCCTGGATCTTCCGCCCTGCAAAGTGTTCCTTTGCCCGGCGCAGCGGTGCCCGATACATGACGGAAGTGTTGTATTCCACCTGTTCCGTGTGCTCCCGGTCCCAGTCATCCGCACATGCCGCAAACGTCCGACCGCCCACCTGGTCCTTTTGCCAGGCCGCCATCTTCTGTTTCACCTCTTTCTGCGTCTTCCCATAGAAATACTTCGGCTTCTTCATTCCCGGCAGGGTGATCTGCTCCTGCCACCTTCCGTCTTTCCGTTTTATCATTGCATTTTCCTCCTACTATATGATATAGTAGGGGCACAGTAGGACTTCGACAAACTTACTGTACCCCCAGCCCGTTCTCTGTGTTGCCGCACAGAGGGCGGGCGCTTTTTACTTTTCCCAAAACCGGGTAAACCCTACGGCCTTCCCGACGATTTTCACTTTCCCCAGGCTTTCCCCAGAAACAATGATCGGCTCATACTCCCGATTTGCCGGGGAAAGCAGGACCATATCACCGACGCGCTTGAAATATTTTAGGGTGGCCTCCCCGTCGATCATTACGGCGGCAATCTCATTGTTCTCCACCTCCGGCTGCTGGCGAATGTAGACCACGTCACCGTCTTCGATCCCAGCCCCAACCATGCTGTCCCCTTTACACACAAGGGTGAAATCGCAGCGGATGCGGTTTGGAACTGCATCGTAGGTTTCAATGTTTTGCTCAGCGAGGATGGGCGTACCGCAGGCAATCGCCCCAACCCGGGGGACTGTATAGGTGTCTGGAACCGGGAAAAATCCGGCAGGAGTGTTCACAGTAGATTCTCGATCTCTAGGAACGTCATAACCCATTAACCAAGTTTCACTAACCCCTAAAGCCATCCCTAAAATGGCTAGTTTGGTTTGTCCTGGTTCCACCTTCCCATTCACATATTGGCTCAGGTCATTTTTCCCTAGTTTTACATTGTGCTCTTCGCAGTAGGGCTTTGCCATATCAATAATGTCTACTTGCCTTAGCCCTCTTTCTGCCATGATTTCCTTTAGTCGTTGCGCCGTATTGGTGACTCTCATGGGTGGCACCTCCTGTCCCCTATACTATAACAGGTTTTGAACCAAAGTTCAATAGCAAACAGACATAAATTCAACTTTTTTGAATTTCTCTATTGACTTCCTCTTTGCGCGGTGATATACTTTAGATAGTTCAAAGCAATTGAACAACTCGAGAGAAAGGAGGTACCCCCATGTCCTTTGATTACTCGAAACTTCTCGGTAAAATCGTAGAGGTCTACGGTACTCAACAGAAATTTTCTGATGCTATGAACCTTTCGGAACGCTCCATTTCCTTGAAATTGAACGGGAAAACCGGATGGAAGCAGTCGGAGATTGTGCAAGCCTCAAATCTGTTGGGAATCCCTGCTGAACTAATTTCTCAGTATTTTTTTGCGCAAAAGGTTCAATCAGATTGAACCGGCATCAAAGCAAAAGGACCGCCGAAGCGGTCCCGTTGCTCGAAGGTTATGCAGGCGGATCACACCGGCTGCACGCCGTATACCCGGCCTGCTTAGCCTGGTACAGCGTCATCCCATGGCAGCTTTGCCTTAGATACTGGCAGCCATAGGAATGGTACTTGCTCCCCGTGTCTGTGACATACACCGTCACGGCAGACTGGGACGCATAGCCGGACCCCTCGGAACTGGAGGACGTTGTCCCTCCGGAGTACGTCGCCGCAGAACTGGAGGAATCCTCGGAAGCCTCGCCCGCTTCCGCGATCCCAGCATCATATCCGGCGTCATACCCTTCGTCGTAGCCTTCGTCGCGCCCGTCTTCATACCCTTCGGCTCGAGCGTCTTCCACCTGTGACGTTACATCGACAGAGGCGGCCCCGGCAGCGAAAGCCTCATCATACGCCGCCTGGATTTCCTCTTCCGTCATCATTTGGCAGGACCCGAGCCCAAGGCAAAGAACGATGGCGGCAACCAGAAGCAATACCCTTCGCATCGTATTCACCCCCTGTTCCATCCTTTTGTACCACTTATACCACAGATTCACCCAGGATGGAATAGGAAACAACAAATAGGCTGGTGCAATAGGCCTATCTGGGCAAAGAAAATGCCCGGTGTGACTCCCGGACATCTTCTTCCGTTCTTGAACCCGATGTAGGGTGCAGACTACGGTTTGGTTTGAACCATAGACGCATGAGTCACCATGCTTCTATCCCCCTTGCATCCTTACTCACAGCAACGGCCTGTGTTTCAACGCATCGGAAAGCCGGGTGTGGTTTACCGGCCTCGGGTACGGGAAAGCGAAATAGGCTACTGAGAATACCCTCTATGGCAATCATCTCCCATTTTGTGATCACCTGTTCGCTGCGTCCAGGTAGGTCTATTGTACCAGCCTATTGAAATGTTGTCCATCAGATCAGAAAAACGAAAAAAGGAGGTATCACCATGTCTCGAGAACACCCAGCCTACCGCGACAACCTAGAGGACCTGCTGACCTTCTTCGACGGCAAGCGCGTCCTCTCCATCAAAGAAGTGGCCCGGTACACCGGCAAGGACTGCCGGTGGGTCAAGGCCCACTTAGGGTTCCAGGATCAAAACTGTATCTCAGTTCCCACCCTGGCCCGGCGTCTCTGCGAGGGGGTGTAACATGCCCACCTTCTATGGTTTGACCGTCTCCGTCGTTCGGAACGGCAACAAGCGGCGCTATCCCAAATGCGCCGGCTGCCGGTACCTGTCCCAGTTCTGGACCTGTGACTATCTATGGCACACAAGATCCAGCCGGATCAAGCAGGGCGTGCATACAGAGCCCCAGGGAGGCTGTTCCCTCTACCGGAGCAGCAAAACCCACCAGGAACAACTGCTGACAAAGAAAGCCCGCCAAAAGGCCTCCCAGGCCGTCCGGGAACGGAAGCGGAAACTCCCCCAAACCTTTGACCGGGAACTGGCCGCAACCCTCTACGACAAGGGCGCCAACGACCTGCAAATCGGCCTGGCCTGCAACGTCTGCAAAAAGACCGTTGCAAACTGGAGAAAGGCCACAAACCGCCCCAGCCATCAGCCCCGGGGCAAAAATTATTCTGAAAAGGAGAAAACCCTATGAACGCCATCCAGATCAAGAAAGCCGCCCTCGCCGAGGACACCATGATCCGGGCGATTGCCCCCGCCATGAAAAAGCGCCACGCTGAGCAGGCCAAGAAGGGCCGAAAAGCCCGCACCAACGCCGCCCTGGCCCGTCTCGGAATCCCCCTCCGGGTCCTGTGATCCAGGGGAAGCACCGCCTCTGCCATGTTTGCGGGAGGGACTGGAATGTCTCCAGTCTGGACCCAGGGGGTAAGCACTACATCTGCCCCCACTGCGAATGGCAGCGGCAACGGAAGGGAGTGGATAGCCATAAGCCGCAAAAACCCCTTCGAGGGCGGAACCCGTCCCTGGAATGAGCAACCCCGCCCACCTGGCCGCCCGCAACGGACGGACCCGCCGCAGCTGATCTCTATTTGCCTACACTGCCACTTAGAGGAGTGCCATCCAGAGAGCCGGGAGTGCCCCCTGAACCGGCAGTATCGCCGGAGGATGGAAATACCAAAGGACCTGGCAGACCTGGCAAAAACCATGACATACCAGGAACTGGGGGACCACTACTGTGTCTCTCCCGACCGGGCCAAGCGGTGGTGCCACACCCTGGGTCTCCCCCGAAAAACTGGGCGGCCAAAGCGCCCCCGTCCCCCACGGTTCAAAACCATGTACCTGAACGGGGTCGGGATCCACAAACTGATGCAGTATTTCCAAGTCGGGTCCGACGTCGTTCATCGTTGGATCCAAGAAACAGAGGAGGAGTTAGAACATGATCCAAGATAGCACATACAAACCATTCCCGCGAAAGATTCAGGTGGACATTACCGTTCAGCTGATTCAAAAGTTCATCAGAGAGGAAGCACTCCAGGATTTTCTGGACTTCATCGTATTGGAAAACCCCTACCTTTTGGCCAACTACCTGGACAACCAGGAGGAGAATTTTTCCGAGTGGCTCCTCTCCGGAGGAGGTGCGCAGTAATGGGCATCCCTGTCCTGATCTACGGCAGGTCCGGATCCGGAAAGTCCCGCTCCCTGAAAGGGTTTGGGGAGGAGGAGATTTTTCTGGCCAATGTGGTGGGCAAGCCGCTTCCGTTTCCTGGCCGGTTTAAGTACGCCGCCAAGACCGACAACTACAACACCATCCGGAAGGGCCTGAGCTCCATGCCTACCAAGGCAGCTGTCATCGACGACGCTGGATATCTGCTCACCAATACATTTATGCGGGGCCACTCCGCCCCCAAAAGTGGAAGCAGCAGTTTCGACCTCTACAACGAAATTGCAGATAGTTTTTGGGGCCTGCTCCGGTTTATCCAGAACGACCTCCCCGAGGACGTAATCGTCTACATCCTCATGCACGAAGCAACCAGCGACTACGGGGAGACAAAACTGCGGACCATCGGGAAGCTGCTGGACGAAAAGGTTTGCATCGAGGGCATGGTATCTATCGCCCTGCGCTGCATGGTGGAGGGAGACCGGCACTATTTCCGAACCCAGTCCTCCGGCATGGACATAAGCAAGTCCCCAGAGGAAATGTTCCCACTTGAGATTGAGAACTCAAGGCCGTCGATACTCGCATCCGGGAATACTGGGGCCTGTCTCCCCTGACGGGAGGTGCGCCGGATGCCTGAGTTTTCTCGCGGCGTAAAAGAGTACATCCGCGCTCGGGCAGTCGTAGAGGTCACCTTCCCCGTGGACTTCCGCGACAATGCGGAAATCAACTGCTACCAGTGCAAGTACTACCGCCGCAACTACCGCAGCTGCGGCCTAAACGGGGAAATCTGCGAGTATCCCGACAAGTACATCGGGAGCAGATGCCCCCTCACTTTCTATTCACCTGACAAGGAAAATGACAAGGAGATTGACGAGAATGACTGAAATTGAAAAAGATCTAGACGAACTCTCAAAGTCGTTACTCAAACTCTTGCACTATCAGCAGGAGACCACGTTTTGCCTGATCGGGATTTTAGACCGAATAAGGAAAGAGTTGGATCACAAGTCATGAACTTCTATCGCTTTGATTTCGAATATATCGTTTCTATCTGAAACGGTATGGATTGTGTCCATTAAGTGTTGAAAATGAGACATATCCCGGTAATCCGCCGATGTTCGGCAGTGCGGGCAAGAAACCGCGAAATTCTCGAATTCATCTCTTGAGAACGTGACAATTTTCCCGCAGTGCTTACATTTGGCTGTGAACGAAAAAAACATGAAATCACTCCCTCTTATGATTAGGTCCATTCTACCATATGAAGTAAAGATGATACAAGGAGGAAGCCAAAACATGCGAAAAGTTGATTGGAACAACGTCCAGGAACAGGGCGATTTCACCCCCATTGCCCCCGGCGGCTACGTTGCTGCCATCATGGACGTGGAGGACCATGAGGACAGAGAGTATATCATGGTGATGTGGGACTTCGTGGAGGAGCCCAACCGGGGTGCAAACTCCCGCGTTCACAAGGCCAAGGGCTACTGGCCCATGCGGTTCCCCCGTAGCTATAAGGAGTCCGCCCTGGGCTTCTTCAAAGCATTCAAAACCCAGCTGGAGAAGTCCAACCCCGGCTTCCAGTTCCGGGAGGATCGGCTGGATGATCTCCGCCGGAAATACATCGGCGTGGTCATCGGAATGGAAGAGTACATTGCCAAGGATGGCACCGTGAAAACCCGTCCCACCGTCCGCCAGACCCGCAGCGTAGATTCCATCCGCAACGGGGAGTTTAAGGTTCCGGAACTGAAAACCCTCCAGAATGGCGCAAAGGCATACGGTGGCGACACCCGTGGATTTACCGACATTTCCAACGAGCCGGACGAAGATTTACCGTTCTAAGGAGGCTGACATGGAGAAACTGCTTATTACCCGCAAGGAGGCCGCAGAGGCTCTCAACATCAGCGTGGACACACTGGATATGCTGCGGAACAGTGGCAAGATTCGTGCTGTCAACATCGGCGCCAGGGTGTATTACTCTCCGGATGAGTTAAGGGCCTTTGTCACCAAGGAAGGGCCGATCGGGTGATTAAATGCCGAACAGAATCATAAAGGAGACAATACGCACAAACAAAGCGATCAACTCCTTGACGGATTTCCAGTTTCGGATGTGGACGTACCTGCTCACCTATGTAGACGATTACGGACGGGGGAGCGCGGAGCCCGACATTTTAAAAGGCTTTGTGTTCCCCCGGCGAAAAAGCGTTACCGAAAAGAATATCTCTGATTGCCTTACGGATTTGGCGTGCATGGGCTTGATCGACCTCTACGAGGTAGACGGTGAATCGTACCTGTGTTTTCCGACCTGGGCAGACCATCAGAGGATCCAACAGAAACGCTCCAAATTTCCCGGGCCTGACAGTGGTTCACGGAAATCCACGGTGAGTCACGGTGAGTCACCGCCTGAATCCGAATCCAATCCAAATACAAATCCGAATCAGAATCCGAATCCTAACGCGCGTGCGCGCGGGGACGGCGCTTTTGATCGCTTTTGGACTGAGTATCCCAAAAAAGTTGGGAAGGGACAGGCTCAAAAGGCGTTTTCCAAGGTCTCCGTACCGGTTGAAACGCTGATCGATGCCGTCCAGAGGCAAAAAGGAAGCGTTCAATGGCAAAAAGACGGTGGGCAGTATATCCCGAACCCTTCCACCTGGCTCAATCAAAAGCGCTGGGAAGATGATCTCGATAGCTTAAACATGGGAGGAGGTGTAACGCATGGAGGCGCTTTCCCAAATTCTGGGCCAATTATTGAAAAACTCCCCGCCGCCTCAGACGGTTGGTGGGATGACTGAGTATGATTTCGTGGCCTCTGAGCGGAGACGTGTGGAGTTGTTCAACGCCACAGAGGGCAGCTTAAAGGGCTATGATTGCCCAGAGTGCAAGAACCGTGGATATTTCATGGCGGTCAAGGGCAATGGGGAAGTCTTTTCCAGGCCGTGCCGTTGCCAAACAATCCGGGCGGCAATGTCTGCAATGCAGAAGAGCGGACTCCCTCCGGAGATGTTGGAGGGCTGCACTTGGGATGGATGGGAGACCCCGGAGCACTGGCAACACAGTGCCCTTGATATGGCCCGGAAATACGTGAATGCAGTCATTTCCGAAGGGACACCGTGGTTTATGATCTCCGGCGTTCCGGGCGCCGGGAAAACTCGCCTCTGCACCACCATCTTCCGGGCAATTGTGGAGGGGGGGAAGCGCGGGCTGTACATCTCCTGGCGGGATTTTGCCAGGAAAGCTAAAAGTGCCGGAAATGATGGCGACGGGTTTGACGCTGTCGTTCTCCCCGCAAAGAAAACCTCTGTCCTGTACTTAGACGATTTCTGGAAGGGATCTGTCAATCCGGCAGACGTGAACCTGGCCTTTGAACTGCTCAACGCCAGATACGCCAGCCAGCTTCCTACCATCCTTTCCAGTGAGCACACCCTGGAGGCGATAATCAGGGGAGATGAGGCTATCGGATCCCGGCTCTACGAAATGTCGGAAGGCTTTTACATCGACTGCTCCAGAGCGAAAAATTGGCGAACAATGAGGAGGCATACATGATTCGCAAAGGAAGCGTCTACAAGTTGCGCCAGCACGGAGACCCCGGCAACGGCATGACCGTCCTGGTTCTCTCCGGAGAACAGGCCAACCGGGAGACCGGCCACATCGTGGTGGCCCCCATCGTCCAGGGCAGGGCGAAACTCTTTGACGGAAACATCACCCGCCCGGACGTGAAGTTCCGTGGGCATGTGCATCATGTCTGCTTGGACAGGATGCGCAATGCGCCGGAGCACATTCTGCGGCATGGCCTCGGGTCGTTGCCTTATACCGAGATGGCGGCTGTAGAGGCAGCGCTGTGCCGGCTACTTGAATTGTGAGGTATCTATGTGGGAGATAACCGTGAAACTTCGTCCCATCCCATCCTCTGCGGCCAACCCGCAAGGGAGCCGGGAGGGGATCGCCATGGACCTGGAAAAATACGGACATGTGCAGTACGTGGAAATCCGGGAGACAGATACCCCGGAGCAGATGAAGATAGGAGGTACAAAATGACATTGATCGAATTGCAAAATATCCTTGGGAGACGGATTGAGATCGCCACCAATAATGACCTCACGCTGGAGGAACGTCAAAAGGAAACGGAAATTTCGCAGACAATTTCCTCTCTGGCCAAACAGATGATCAATAATGCGGACATCGTCCTGAGAGCAGAAAAGCTGGTGTACGAAGGAAAACTTAGGGGGTCCAACATTGAGAAAATGATTTGTCACGGTGACGTGGATGCCGGTTAAATACACTGACCAAGAGCGAGACTTTATCCGAGCGAACGGAGACCATCTAACAACGGATGAATTGT